GATATCCGCTTCCCGCATCAGGGTGTAGTAACCGATAGCGACACCCTTGAGCACGTTATACATCGTCTCACGATGACCATAGGTCATGGCCTTGTTTTCCAGAGTGTCGAAAAAAACCTTGATTTCGTCCGGGTCCCATGGGCGGTTCACAGCTGGCCTGTCATTCAGCGAAGCAGGTCGGCGTGGTGGAATGACTGAGGCGGCAGGGTTAGCGGTGAGGTCCAGCTCACTCATCCCCCATTTGTAGAGGCTATTGAGACGGCTGAGAACTTTCTGGGAGAACCGCCAGCTCCGCTGTTTGTGGGCACTGTCGCGGAGCTTACGGATATGGCTTGGCTTGATGATGGCGAGAGGCAACAGATCCAGATAAGACAGAAAGTCGTAGACTGATTCATAGTCAGCCTTCGTGCTGGGTTTCATGGACGTATATTTTTCTGAGCACTTGAATTGCCAGATGAGCCAGCCGAAAGTCCCAGGCATTTTTCGCCGGGGATCAAGTGGTTTCTCAAGGGCATCGAGGTCCCGGACTTCTGTCAGGAATTCCGGTGTCCCGAACTCAGATGTAATCCTCGCCCCTGTTTTCCGGTGGTAATAGTAGGCGGTCCCGTAGCTATTACGGACCTTTTTAATCCCCTTGATTCTGATCGACGGCATAAAACTTCTCGATGATATCATCAGCCAAAGTCCGGGATTCTGGAGTATCGACGGCCTCGTTGGCAAGCCACTGGGAAAGATGATGCACATCATAGAGCACCCTTTTCCCGATCTTCCGGCGGCAGAACTCCGGGACATGAGTGGCCACAGTCGAGGGAGAGATCGATAAAATCTCGGCAGTCTTGTACGTGTCGATTTCGACCTTGCCTTCTGTTGCGGAGAGAAACAGATCGAGTCTTGTCATGCCATCGAACTCCCCATCTTCCGGGCGTACTTCAGGCACCCCGGACACATGCGGTTGAATTTGGTTTCACTCCAAAAATATGTACCCTGGCATTTGCCGAGGCATTTCACCCGGACTTTGTTGACCCGGCTGGTCCGTCCGGGGCCCTCGAACAAGTGGGGTGTGTGTCTGTCATGCTGCTGATCCATAGCGCTCAATCTCCCATTTCAGCTCGTCAATTCTTGCCTGCCAGTGAGGTCGATCCGTCCAGTCAAAATCATTGAGGACATCGAAGAGGAGCTGCTGCTCCTCTGCCGGCAGGACGTTACGCCTCCACGTCACGGATGCAGACCAGTAGAGGACCGCCCGCTTCTCGAGGCTGTCATCGTCACAGGACATTCACCACTCTCCGTTTACCACTGTTGACTACGCTTACACCGTATCCCTCCGTTCGGTACGCATCCGGCGGGACTAGATTCTTGAGCGACTTCTTGGATGATTCAAATGTGAAAGCTGCATTCTTATTCTCAACGAAGTCTGCTGCTGCCGATGCCCACTCATTCGACAGGGGATGACTGGAATCAATGATCTCTACCTTGCCGCGATTAATCTCGATCTCCGGGATAAACATCGACTCACCATTTAATTTTGGTGGGATTTTGTTCTCAACGCAGTCCCAGAACGCGTCGATCTTGTGGAGAAGGTCGGCAATAAACTGATCGTCACGTCGGATGACCTGGTAGGCATGCTTGCTGTTCCCGAAGAACACACTCAGATAGGCATCATCCAGTTCGGTGACGTATAGATAGTGTTGGATTTGCGGATAATATAGGGTCGCTACGTGCTCGATTGTTTTAGCTGTATTGCTCGGGTAGTCATAAGTTCCAGTGTGCTTGGCCTCGAACAAAGCCTTGCCATTATTATCGAGGACAAAGCCGTCGCACTGGGCGACACAATAGTCCCTCTCAGTGGAGCAGAGGACCTTTGATGCCTCTTCGACAATATACCCAGTTATTTTGTGGAACCAGAAGCGGTTAAAGCGTTCCGTGTTGACACCCATCTGCACAGCGAGAACATCTGAGAGATCCTTTGGCTCAGCTGCGCCCGTCAGCTCTCTCCAGAGCGTCACGATACTGGAATCATAGAGCTGGCCATGTGCGATGATGTTCGCTGCGGTCCCCCCGATGCGGTTATGCTGCACGTGCATATGACACCACCTCGTCTTTGTCAGGGCCGTAACTCGGAGAAGTCTGGCAGTGCCATGCGTACTGGATCATGTAGTCGCAAGTCCTGCCGATGGACCAACCCTTCCGTGCTGCTAATTCATTGAGCTGATTATACAACTCGTCCGGCATGTTGATGGACACGGGCGGATATGACTGCTCGTAATTCTCCCGGAATTCCCAGGGTGTCTTAGTGTTTTCGTTGTCCATATTTTTGGGCTCCTTTTATTGCTGGATCGATCTGCTGCCAAACCTCGGCGTACTCACCATCTGTTGGTGCAGCAAAGTGGTGCTCGAAGAATCGGTGGATGTTCTCTGGACGCATATTGAGAACGCTCAGTGCCGCAACCACACTGACCATGGTGTCGTGGAACCGTCCGGGCCGTGCGTCTTTGAGCTGTTTTGCAAGGATTTTGTATCGTGACTGGCCTCGACGACCTCTTCGTTGCTCAGAAAGGTCACTTGGTCCTGAGAAGGACATAGAGCTTGATACAGGCGATTTGGCCTTCTGATGACCCGTAGTACCAAATTCTTCCTTGAGAGCACTCAGCAACGCTCTGAGAGCCTCAAGTTTGATGGTCGGGAGAGCCGTCGCCTCAAAATTCAGTGGCGATTCGTCGAGCCATTCATAAGGCCTGCGAGTTTGGCTGTGCAGACCGAAGGCGACGAACTGACGTCCCGCCCCCAGGACATCAAGCAGCTCCCCCTTAACTGATTTCACTGGCTCGACAGATTTGTAGACGCGTAGCGAGCGTGGGTGACGTCCAACACGGACGAGTGGTGTCGAGCCGATATATTGATTTGCCATCTGCTCGATACGTGCTGCATCCTCATGGTTGTCGGCATCGATATCGAGTGCCCAGATTTGTGATGCGGCACCGCATGTCAGGCCCGTGGAATGATCCGGGTATCGCATCGACCAGTAGGTGATCTCATGCGAGAAGGGCGGATACGTGCAGTACTGTGACCACGCGCGTATGGCTGGTCGTTTCTCCCCGGGGACAACCGGTATGGGCGAATACCCAAGCTCAAGCAGCGAGGGTGCATGGGTGCTGAACTTCACTACATTTCTCCGTTAGGACTCTGAGGCAGTCATCGACGTAGACGTCACCATGCTGGTCGCAATGGTTCTGGATGTGACAGAGAAATTTCCGGGCCCATGGTGGCGTGGGTTCCGGGGGGATCTCTTCACCTCGAAGACCAATCCCGTAGGTTCGTGCAGAAACGTAGGCGAAGGGCTGCTCGAATTCCTGGGACAGGAAATTTCCCAGCGGACAGTCGTAGGTGTTGGAGAAGTTACCCACGACTTCGCCATAGGGCTGGCCTTCCAGCCAATCGTGGAAGGCCCCTCTGTCAAGCGTGAAAAGTTTTTCCATGATCTCAGTCCCACGGAATGTCTTCGCCATTGGATGAAGGTGCAGGCCCGTCCTGCTTGGAACCGATGAGATCCAGCTCACGGACGTTCATCTGGACCGTTGCCCTGGCTGTGCCGTCGTCGGCGGTCCATTCATTCAGATCAATGGGTCCTGCGACACAGACCGACTGACCTCTCTTCAAATATTGTGGGAGTTTGCCTTCGGCACGTTGACCAAACAGGGAGCAGGAAACCCACATCGTTTTGTCCTCGCCCTTGACATGGGTGTTCACGGCGACGGAGAAGTTGGCGATGGTGAGATTGCTTGGTCCGACACCTGTTTTGACGACGGCATCGCCACCAAGATTTCCTGTAAATGTGCAGTTGTTCATACTCATGGGTCTTTTCTCCTATGCGGCTGGTTTGAGTTCGTCTTTTCGTTTGTTAAGTGCGTCTTTGACGGCATCTTTCATCGCTTCAGGGAGTTCCTTTTGAAGCGAGGCTATGCTTGTGACGAGGCGTTTTCGCTCACTCTCATCACGACATGCTGCAAGGTCAGCGAGCAGATCGTTGAACCACGTATCCCAATCTTTGACGATTGGTTCCTTGACTGCTGGGGGAGGGCTCTTCACCTCGACAGGCTTACCTGTCTCCTCTGCCTTGGTCTGCTCTGCACTTTGAGGTTTATCCAGGTCCGGAGGCAGGTCTTCTCCTGCATAGATGTAGTGTCCTAGACCGTGCATGGCTAAGGCTTTGGTCAAACAACGCTGAAGGGAAGTGTTGACAGTAAACGAGTCAGGATTCTTGACTGATTTATTGAAGTGGTCTGTGACTGCATACACCTCGGTCTTATCAAGGCCAGCGATTGTCACAGTGACCATGACAAAAGCGTGTCCAGCATCATCCTGCATGTAGGGCAGGGTTCGTCCAGATGTCTCGAAAATGTGCTTTTTGTAGGTCGCGTCAGGGTACAGGTTCTTGACGTATTCCCACGCCCATGCCCATGAGACATACCTGAACTTGCCTTTTTTCCCGATGTGCTTCGGGGCGATTTCAATAGAGCTTAATGTTTGCCAGGGGGATTTCTCCGTCTGTGTCTTCGATGCCACAGTCTTCTCCTTTTTTTTGAAAGAACACAATATGTAGTAGTCACTGGTGATGCAACCCACTACATTTAGTGGGTAACCAGCGGGGGGAAAATGAGGGTTTTAGCTGTTGATCCAGCGACACGCACCGGGTTTGCTCATGATTCAGGGGCTGGTCTGGTTGTCGGTACGCTGGATCTTCGATCTCCCAGATCTTCCTCCCACGGCGAAGCCTTTCGATTTTTCTCCCGCTGGTTGCACTCGTTAATTG